TCAAACGAAACTAATGGACGAGCATATGTAGAATCGTCAGGCGATTATCGGCTACAAGTATCAGCAACAGGAACAGGCGTAGATGCAAATAAATCTGGAGATACATATGTAGCTTATTTTTTCTCACACAACAACAATGACGGTGAGTTCGGCCCAGATCAAGATGAAGATATTATCAAGTGTGGGAGTTTTTCTACGGATAGCAGTGGTGATGCAAGCGTTACTCTTGGATTTGAGCCGCAATGGTTGATGATAAAGCGTTATGATGGAACGTCTAATTGGACATTAATGGATATTATGAGGGGTTACAACGATAGATTTTGGAACCCTTTATATGCTGATACAGACAATGCAGAAAGTGGATTTGCAGCTACTAGAGGGTTTCCTACATCTACAGGATTTGAGTTTGATGGACAACTATCAGCCTCTGCTAACTACATCTACATGGCAATACGCAGACCTCAAGCTGCACCAACTGATGCGAGTCAGGTGTTTGCTATATCTACAAATGGTGAAGCAGGAGACAGTAAAGCGCCTGCCTATAGATCAACTTTTCCAGTGGATATGTATTTTGAAAAGTCTACAGGAGGATCACCAGGGTACATTTCAAGCCGTTTAACAGGCCCAAAATATATGCAAACTAATGCTACAAGTGGTGAAGCATCTGATAGCAATTTGAAGTATGACTTTATGAATGGCGTTTATAATTCAACTGGAAGTAATACTGCTTATTATGGATGGATGTGGAAAAGAGCCAGAGGCTATTTTGACGTTGTTTGTTACACGGGGTCGGGAAGCAATAGAACTGTTAGCCATAACCTTGGTGTAGTGCCTGAGATGATGTGGGTAAAGGTAAGAAGCACGAGTGATAGTTGGCATGTATATCATAAAGGGATGAACGGTGGTTCTTCTCCAGAAGATTATTATTTACAACTAAACAGAACAGATGACGAAATTGACAATGCTAGTATATGGAATGATACCGCCCCTTCTAGCTCTGTATTTACTGTAGGCACAAACGGAGGCACAAACGCTAATAATACAACCTACATAGCTTACTTGTTCGCTACAGTAGCAGGGGTAAGTAAAGTTGGAAGTTACACAGGTTCAAGCAGTGCTGTAAATGTAGATTGTGGGTTTACGTCAGGAGCCCGATTTATACTGATTAAGAGGTCAAGTGCATCTGGAGATAGTTGGTTTACATTTGATAGTAAACGTGGAATTGTGGCGGGTAATGATCCTTTCCTATACTTAAACGATCAGCAAACTGAGTTTACATCTTATGATGCTATCGACCCATATAACGCAGGTTTTACTGTCACAACAGCTTTAGGGGGTCTTAATACCAACGGTTCAACTTACATCTTCTACGCTATTGCAACATAAAGGAGTTTAGTCATGGGACTAATAAGAATAAGAGACACGGAAGAGGTGGTAACGGAAATAACTTTTCGCACGATGCACAAGAAAACTCGACCTGTTCTAGAGCCAACGCTCACAGCAGAACGTCTAGATGGTCTTGGTGCAGATCCTGTTATGGAAAGTGCTCAAGCTAAAACTACCCCGCCTTACGAGTTTAGTTTTAGGTCTGGTGTAGCAAAAGATTCTGATGGCAATTGGATGACAGTCAATTCTGTTGGGCCAGTGTTTACAGAATACACAGACGATGATGGTAAGGTGCAAACGGTTGACGCACAAACCACAGCGTACCGCGCTCGTATTGACGCTGATGCGGCTGAAGCCCAAAGGTCTACTCGAACGTCGTTACTTTCTGAATCTGATTGGACACAGATGGCTGACACCGCTTTGAGCACAGAAAAAAAAGCTGAGTGGGTTACATATCGCAAAGCACTTAGAGACTTGCCAACTGCATCAGGATGGCCTCATACTCACACCATGCCAACGAAACCATCATAATGCCAAAAGATACCACAAATGAAATCGCGTTAACAACGCCTGACATTAAGATTCAGCTTCCACAAGCGAAGCCTGAATACAAATCTATGTTGGCAAACATTGCAGAAAAAGCTCCTGCAATCGCACAGGCATCTAGCAACTTCTATAAGTCTCATTCACAGATGATGAGTGTTACATTAGATGTAACTGCGATCACACCTATACGGTCCGTAAAGCACAGTCTTGCTGAGATAGAAAAGACAAAAGCAGCTTTGCAAGAGGGCTACTTCAAGATGAAGAAGGAAGAAGTAAAGCTCAAGAAGCTAGAGCGTAAGCTCCTAGAAGAAGATGATGATCTTGAACGTGAGATGCTTGAGATTAAGATTAACGAAAAGCAGGCACAGGCGGCAAGCTCTCGTGGATATGTAGAAGCTGCGGTGCGTAAGCTAAACTTCTTTACTAATCAGTATGACAACCTGATGAAGAAGATCGGCAAGGACGAGCTTACCGAAGAAGACTATGAGCGCGAAGAAGTTAAGTACCACATTATGACCTGCATGAAACAAGCCTTGAATGCAGCTAGAAGTCGTAATGGTCAAATAGATGAAGGTAATCTTATTTATGTGTTTGATCTAGGGATCAATGCAGCGCAGGCACAGGCTGAAGTCTTTTCTTATTTGCAGTGGGAAAACGAAATCATCAAACAAGGTAAGGCACCAGAGCATCACCACACGGTTCAGTGGTTAGAGGCTTGTGCAGAAAAATGGGCAGATTGCCCTGGAGACTTTGCAAACAGCCGTGGTTTTGATATCATGGACAGAACATCTCTGACTAACACTCCACAGCTAGAGGATAAGAAAAATGGCACACAAAGTAGTAAAGTACAGACTAGAAAGTGATGGGACTATACCAACTTGGTTAAAGTTTGGTGTATCGCAATCAACAGGTGGTATGTATCCAGTTGCAGATAGTGGCACAGCTAGTCCACAAGATTGGATTATGATCGGCATATCGGCTGATGGTTCAGATACTTCTGGTGCAATTGAGGAAATAACATCTAAAGATAATCTACAGACTTACCTTACTGCACAAGCATCAGCAAACAGTTGGACAGACCCTGCACCAACAGAGGAAGATCCAGGTGCAACAACCACTTTTGATGCGGCTGCACACGCTCAACGTGTTTGGGATGATTTAGACGCACTTAATGGATAAGTTCAATTGAACTAATTAGGACAACAGATGCCACTACAAAAACTTCAGTTCCGTCCAGGTGTAAACAGAGAGACAACTTCTTACACAAATGAAGGTGGTTGGTTTGATATAGACAAGGTGCGCTTTCGCTTTGGTATGCCTGAGAAGATTGGTGGTTGGTTAAAGTTCACCACAGCATCATATTTAGGTACAGCAAGAGCTATGCACCCTTGGGTTGGTTTAGATAACAGCCGATTAATAGGCATTGGCACATCTCTTAAATATTATATCAACCAAGATGGTGGTGCTTTTAACGATATAACTCCTGTTCGTAATACGACAGCAGCAGGGGATGTAACCTTTGCTGCAAGTAATGGATCATCTGTAATCACTGTAACAGATGCGTCTCACGGGGCGGTGGTAAATGACTTTGTAACCTTTAGCGGTGCAGCTTCTCTTGGTGGCAACATAACCGCAGCCGTATTAAATCAAGAGTATAACATCACTGAAATAATCAATGACAACAGTTACAAAATTTCTGCTCGTGCAGCAGGTACGACCATAACACAAATAACCGTAGACGGAGCTTTGGTTCCTAGTTTGGTAAACGCCAACTCCTCTGACACAGGTAATGGTGGTGGATCTATAGTAGGTGCTTATCAAGTAAGTGTTGGCTTGGATACAACTGCAACAGGTGCAGGTTGGGGTGTAGGAACGTGGGGTCGTAATGGTTGGGGAAATGCGGCTACTACACCTATTGTTACGAACACCTTGCGTATCTGGTCACATGATAACTTTGGTGAGGATCTGCTTATCAACGTGCGTAACGGCGGTATATATTACTGGGATAAAACAAACGGATTTGCTGCGAGAGCCGTGAATCTTGGTTCTCTCGTAGGATCATCTAGCGCACCCACCATAGCAAAACAGATTATGGTCTCAGATAGAGACAGGCATATTATAGCATTTGGTTGTGATTCAGAAATAAATCCTGGGGTGCAAGATCCTTTGTTGATACGTTTTTCATCTCAAGAGTCTTTGACTGACTGGGCAACGAGACCAGACAATACAGCAGGAGAACTTAAAATAGGTTCTGGTTCTGAGATTGTTGCGGCAGTAGAAACAAGACAGCAGATACTTGTGTACACAGACGAGTCTCTTTACGCTATGCAATTTTTAGGGCCACCATTTACGTTTGGCGTAAACCTTGTGTCAGAAAACACTACAATAATGGGGCCGTTATCTGCCGTGGCTGTAGAGGACAACGTATTCTGGATGGGTCTAAAAGAGTTCTACTCTTATGGTGGTACGGTGCAAAGACTACCCTGTACTGTAAGAGACTTTGTGTTTGATGACTTTAACTTATTACAAAGAGAAAAAGTTGTAGCCGCAACCAATACAGCTTTCTCTGAGATATGGTGGTTTTATCCATCTGCAAGCAGCAATGATAACGATAGGTATGTAGTTTACAATTACGAGCAACAGGTTTGGTATTATGGAGCACTTGCTAGAAGCTTTTGGATGGATCGTGGTATCTTCGACAACCCAATTGCAGCAGGGCCAAACAATTACCTCTACACTCAAGAGTCTGGATTTGATGACGATGGGGCTGCAATTACTGCATATATTGAATCAAGCCAAATGGACATAGGTGACGGAGATCAGTTTGCTTTTATCAAACGCATGATACCTGATCTTACCTTTCGAGGATCTACAGCGGGTAGCCCATCTGCTAATCTAACAGTTAAAACCAGAAACTTTCCTGGGGGCAACTACTTACAAACAACATCTAGCGCAATAGCTAAGACGGCATCTGTGCCTGTAGAACAGTTTACAGATCAAGTTCATCTAAGGCTGCGTGGACGTAGCTTTGCAATGCGTATTGAGTCTACAGCTTCTGGAGTTGGTTGGAGGTTAGGATCTCCAAGGCTTGATATACGCCCTGATGGGAGGAGGTAGTGTCCAGAAATCTTATTCTACCCTTCTTTGCTGTACCACCAACACAGTATGAACAGCAATATTTTGCTAACCTGACAAGAAGTTTTGCTGTATATATGGAACAGCAGCAGAACCCAGGCGAGGAAAGGGCTACAAAGCTTACGTTAACAGACTTACAGACTGATGATTCAGGTTTAGAAAATGGAGCATTGTTTCAACA